ATTTCGTTTAGCATCTTTACGTCTGGCAAGGCTGTCATAGCTGGTGATCTTCCATATATTTCATGTGATGCTTTTAAGTATCTAGGAACTACAAAAGGAAACTCTTGGAAACCCGATACTGATAATTCATTACCATTCTTCATTTCAATATAAACAGATTCAAATGGCATGTTATCTGTATCTTTTAAATTAGGATTGTAATCTGATCTTGGATATACAACGTGCAACATCTCTACTTCATTGTATGGATCTTTTGCTGATTGCATTTTTATATCGCTTGAAACTTTATTGCCGAATTGTTGTATTGCGGCTCTTACTGATAGTTTAAATTTTCTGTAAACAGTATCTATTCTACCTTTGTCATCTTCAGCAATAAAGATTTCGTTAATGTGTCTTGTAGAAAATTTTAATATATCTTGATTATCTTCTTGTATAAACATTGCTGCTGTACCAAAAGTAATTAAGTCATGGTACAGTTCAAATATTTCTTGTTGAAAGTTTGATCTGTTAAATGCTGTGTACATAACTTCAGTTGCGTTCTCTAACCAAAGTTTAGCTTCATCCTCCATTTCTAAAGATGAATCTTTAAATCGTAATGAAAACCAAGGAGTAGAAGGGTTAGTCAACATTCCATGTAATGATGCTGCTAATAATTCTACTGCCTGTATTGGAGATGAATCAAAAATTAATTCTGTTCTCTTATCACCTTTTGATCTCGTCTTAGTAACATCAGCTTTTCTTGGTTGCATGTAGTCTGCAACTTCTTGCCAATGTGTTTCCCAGTTTTGTCTTTGTGCTTTTAGTCTGTCAAATCTTGATAATAAAGATTTAGTTAAATCTGTTTTTGCCATTATACTGTTCCTAATAAACTTTTCTTACCTAATGAATAATCATCTGAAACTTTTGTTACACCTTTTGATGAAGTTAATGTATATCTTTTTCTTCCTTGTTTTTTAACTTTTCTAGGATCAAACTTATCTGACTTAGTTTTTTCTTCAGCAACCTTACCTTCTGTAGTTAATATAGTTTTACCACCTACTTTTTTTTCAGTTACAACATTAGCTCTTGCTTGGTTATCTCCTCCTCCACCACCGCCAATTTTCATAATAACATCTTTAAATTCTTTTGTTCCATCTTTATTTGTGTGAACAACTTTCTCTCTACTATAACCTGCAGATACATTTCCATAAGCATCTGTTGCACCAGACGTTCTGTTATCTAAATAACTTTTATAAACTTCTTCTTGTTTAGTTGAGCTTAATTTTTTAAATTCATCTTGTGTATATCCAATATTTGTTTTTGCTCTTTTAGATGTTAAAACATCATCAATAAACATTGTTCTAGTTGCTACCGATCCTTTTTTAAATCCTTCTTTTAAAATACCTGTAGTTCCTATTAAGTTTTTATTTTCAATATCTGTAGCACCTTTAGTTTTGAATACTTCTAGTTTAGCTTCTGCATCATCTTTTTCTATATTGTAGTCTGCTGGTTTTGTTCCAGTTTCTCTTTCACCATAAGTGGTTACATTAACACCTTTATTAATTTCGTTTTTTTTTCCTTTTCTTTGTTTAGTAATTTCTCTTTCATATGCAGATACTTCAGTATCATTGCTTCCGCTGTTTCCTGCTGGTCCCGCACCCATATTAATCCTCTTTTCCTAATAATGTTTGTAATGCTTCTTCCTCTGTTTCTTGTATACCAAGAGGTCCAGTGAGTATAGTTGATTTTCTACCTCTTCTTTTTCTCATAATAGCATCTTGTTCTTTTTTAATTCTTTCTTTTTCTTCTGCTGTTAGCTCATCACTCGGTGGCTCCGGTGCCGGAGGTGGTGGTGGCAATGTTGGCATTTTTGGTTTAAATATTGAACCCATAATTATAAAATCCTATAATTATTATCTGCTACAACTTGTGGAGCAGTTTGTCTAGTATTAATTTCTTGAAGACCAACAGCGAGATACCTCATGGCATCACACGCATGGCTGCTCCAATCGTGGACAGGCTTTGATCTAAACATTCTGTTTTTATCAATATACTTCCTGTGGTAATGTCTTAACGCATCTATCAAACTTTTGCAATGCTCTACATCAATCCAACATCTAGGTAACATCATTGTTGTTGCATGGATACCATCTTCTAATGGAATTTTTGGTACGACTTTAAACCTTAATCCTAGTTGCGTAGCGACCTCTCTTCGAGTTTTGCCATTTCCAAATTCTGTAACTTCAATGTCATGCGGAGCAAAATGATCTTTGTAGATATATTCTTTTTCATTAATCATCTTAATGTAATAAGGTAGACCTTGACCTTTTTCTTCGTGGTAATCAATAATGTTTATGGATCTGCCAAGCTGCTGATAAAATATTATAGAACTGTGATCTGATACTCCAAGGTCCCATGCTGTTGATACTGGTAGCGCAGGATCGTAAGGCACTCTGGTAAGCTGTCTGTCATCATCTAGTTTTGCAATTACATCTCCATACACTGCGCCTTCTATGTTGGCAATCCAATCACACTCAAACTCTTGCTGATACTTCTTATCTCCCATAACTTCTTTTGCCTTATCTAATTCATCTTGATCAACTATCTTTGTTTGACTAGCTTTAGCTTTATAGTGAAACCAATCATCCGCACCTTGTGCGTGTTGGTACAACTCATAAAAATTATTCTGCATACCCATTGGTGTACCTATAAATACGCAGTAACCCTTTCTGTCAGATAGTGCTGGTCTAATTATTTCTGGAAACAACTTGCTGTTTACGTTTGCGTACTCATCAATTACGCAGCCATCAAGATATATACCTCTTAACCCATCTGGGGATTCGGAGCCTAGCAAGGTAATCCTAGCACCATTAGGTAGGTCTACACGCAGCTCTGTCTCGTTAAACTTGGTGTGGGGTATCTTGGCGGTAAACTGTTTCATGTAATCCCATGCAATAGACTTTGCTTGTTTAAAGGTGGGTGCAATATAGGCATACCTAGGGTTTTTATTTTGGGACAGCAATGCTGACCTAATTAGGTGGTTGATCATACATACTGTTTTGCCGAACCTTCTGTGGCATACCAGTACATTCCATCTGTGATTGTCTATTTGTCTGTGCAAGTAGGCTTGATGCTTCCTTGGTGTGTAGGGTATTTTAATATCCATATCTAGTGTATTCTGTCAGACTTCATACTACTAATAGGTTGATAGTCAAAACCCATACTGAACATAGCATAAGTAATAAATAAATCAGAAGTTATCTTATTGGGAAAGCCATAAAACTTAATTATTACGTTGTTTGTGCCTTCTTCAATGTAAGCAATTGAATCTAAATCGTCTGCAGTAAAGTAATCCATATACTACATTTAGTGGATTTGAAAAAAAATAAAACAAAAAAAGTGTCTGTGTATAAAGGGGTGGCTGGATCTAAGGGTGTCCTCAAGTCCGGTTTTTATATAGAGAGAAAAATGCGGGTGTATGCTGGGGTGTATGGCAAAATCTAAAAACAAAAAACAAGGATAATTGTACATAAATATATCTATTACAGATTAGTGATAATAAAAGATTACCGGTAACTATTTAATTAATTAAATAATTCTTAATAGATAGGTCAATAATACTGTCGTTTGTTTTATCGCATAAAAAAAATGGACCTCGCCTTATGTATAGATACCAAATTATTAAAGGACCAAATAATTATCAAAGGACCAACTAAACATTAGAACAATTCTAAACTGTAAATATGCAACACTGTTGCAAATATATCACACAAATAAATAATAAATCTTTTTTGTATATGCCTTAATTATGCCTTATTAATTTAAGATGCTTTGTTATGAAAAAAACAAATCAACCAAAGGAAAACAAAATGAGCAAACAAGCAATTAATAAAGCTGTAAAATTTATCAGTGAAATTGATAAATACGAAATGAAAAAAAATGATCTAGTAAATGAAATTGATGTTTTATTTTACGATATTGAAAACATAGAAGATCAAGCATCATTTTTTAGAGCCATTTTAAGAGTTAGCAAACTTAATCAACTACAAGCAATTAAAGACTTTATAAAACAAGAAACAAAAAAATAGAAAGGAAACAATGAAAACAATTAAAATAGAATATTTATCAGCTTTTAAAAATGAAACATTTAAAACTGATGATATGAAAACAGCGATTGAAATTTGTGAAAATGGAATAAATCAACAATATCTGGTTTATGTAAATGGAAACAAATATAAACCAATGCGTGAATTTGGCAAAACAATCAACTTAAACGATTAAAGGAAACTATGAAAGAAAGAATAGACATAATAAAAGAAAATATGTTTTTTAATGAACTACCAAAGGATATTCAAAAAGCATATATTAATAATCTTGCTGATGATATGATACTTCAATTTGATGAAGGTGTTTATAATAAAAGAACAGCTACGATTGACGCAAAAAAATATTTTTATGATTGGAATAAACATATTAAATGGATTTTATATAAATCCTCATATCATGGTATAAAAGCAGAAAGACAAGAAGATTTTAATGAACATCAAGAAGATTATGCCTAATTATAGCCATATTTATTTATTAACTTTAAACAACTGAAAGGAAACAACACAATGATTATAGATAAAAACAATGAAGGCGCTTGGCGAATATCCGACACGATCAATGGGTACTTGGAAACAAAAGTATATTATTTTTATACTAAGCAACAAGCGATAAAATTATTTAGAGAATATAAAAAACAACTAAAGAAAGGAAACTAAAATGAAAGTAGAAAACATAGAAAGCAGCAAAGGAAACAAAATAGCAAATCAATTTGTTATTACTGATGATAAACAAAATGAGTATTTTCAATCATATCGTTCAATGATTGTAAAAAAAGACTATGAGGGTGATCAAGTTAAAATATACCTTGATCAAAAATATTGGAACTATAGCAACACAACCGGCAAATATAGAAATATATTTCTAGGTGAAACTATAACAGAAACAAAAAAGAAAATTAAATCTGGTGAGTATATCTTAACCGATCTAAACAAATAAGAAAGGGACCAATGAAAAAAACTTATGAACAAAAAATGATTGAATTTGAGGAATGGCTAAAAACTTGTCCTGTTTCATATCAATATACAAGTCTTGCGCATGAACCTTTAACAGAAAATTACAATTTTCATTTTAGCGAGTATGAAATAGAAAGCGAGGAATAAATGATAAAAGAAAAAACATATTGGTATGATTTGAAACCTAATGATGACAATAAAGGTTTTATTTATGGTATAAATTATATTGATAACGATGAAGTGATTGAATGTAAGTGGTTTAAAACTAAACAAGAAAGAAATAAAGAAATAGAAAGCGAGGAATAAATGGAAACAATAATAACTTTATTAGGTGTAGGATATTTTATAGCTTTTATTATAATAGCTATATTAGGTATAATGGCAACAATAGACTAGAAAGGGAAATATGAATAAAAAAGTAGATAAATTAGGTAAAATGATTGATGATTGGAACAACTACCTAGATAAATTAAAGCAAGAAGAAGAACAAAGTCTTGCCATATTTTATGATTACGATTTAGAACCGCTACCAAATGATTTGGTTGATATGGTAAATGAAAAAAACAAAAGGGAAAAATAAATGACAGATAAACCAATAACAGTACAACAATTAATAAATAAATTAAAAAAATTTGATAAAAATATGTATGTAACAGTTAATATACCTCATACAATGTCAGAGGGTAGTCATTGCATTTCTTACTTATCAAATTTTGGCGAACCAAATTTTACTAACTATGTTGATATAGTCCTTGAAGATTACAATAGACCATACAAAACACATACAACAACACAAATAGAAAGTGATTGCTCTAAAAAAGTTTGGAATAAAACACCGACAAATCAAGTATGAATAAACAACTGACACAACAACAAAATTTTGATGAGGTAGAATTTATAAGTGGCTATGTAATGCGACTTATAAAAATTACCGAACAAAATATACAACTAGCAAAACAAGAAAGGGAAAAAGATGTACATAGACAAATACAAAGTAGAAATAAAAGGTACTAAATATCACGAGAAAACTGATAAGAAAATGACAGATCAAGTGTTAGCTACCTATGAAAGCAATGATGGTATGAATATTAAAGAATTATCAAATATTCTTGAACAACTTGCGGATAGCCATCAAGCACATAACAATATTACTTTTAATATTGTAATGAAACAATACGATCACGATTAAATGATTAAAATATTATTAGTTATACTTATGCTGATTGTTGGAAACTTAATTATAATGGGTATGAAAGCAAATGGTATTTTATAAAAAAATAGAAAGGAGAAAAACTTATGTCATGGATTGTATATAAAGCAAAAGTTGTTGGAACATATACTTTTATTTACGCACAAAAAGTTTGGGGATTACTACCATTTTAATCTTTATTATCAGAGGGTATATCAACTATATCCTCTGATACATCAATCATATCACTTTGATTATCTTCCCATGAAATCTTAATAGATTGATCTGTCTTAACTTGTTGTACCTTATTATCTGAATATAAATCTGTAAGTTTGTTAGCCAAGAACGTAATAAATTTTGTTTTTTCTCTTATCCATAGTATCTGATTAGGATTTTCAACCTCTTGATATTGAAAAATTTGTAATAATTTATCAATTAAAGTCTGGACACCATTTTTTCTAGCCTCTGTTATTCTTTCATTCAATTCTGGATTTTTTTTTAAGTGAGCATAGAACTTCATCAAGCTGAACTCGTACTGTTTTTCCTCTAAGATTTCTGTAAGTGTTAGACCTCTCGTTAGTTTTTCGCAGATTATATCTGCTTGGTTCGTTGTTATTAATTCTGACTTTGACTTTGGTGTAGTAATATTCTTTGAGTTGGTCATCTGTATACTTTCTAAATTGTTGTAGTTTACTTAATTGTTTTATTCTAGTTTCATCTGTGTAATTAGATTTTCTAAACCCTTTAACATTTTGATACCCATGATACTTACAATAAAAGGTCCCATTTGCCAACTGATAACCTTTCATTCTACAAGGTATCAGTTTACCCTCACGTCTACCTGCACGAGTGTAGCCTTGACAGAACACCTTTCTCATAGCTCTTCCCGGCATTATTTTTTAGGTCTACCTTTCCAATCTAAATTGTTACGTTTATTATATGCAACTTTCTCTTTGTATCTAGGGTTACTGTTCTTACTTATCTTAGAAAGTTCAGCTAATATTTTTTGAGGGTGTACATAACTTGCTTTACTTTCCCGGTCCAGTTCAGCCTTTCTTTCTTTAGCAAGTTTAATATAGTATGGATTGTTAGTATCTGAATTAAGCTCTGCAAGGGGGAGCTTCGCTAAATTGTCTACTATAGCTTGTTGATTACCTCTATTATCTCTAATTATATTTTCTATAGTATATACTTCTAATGTATCTACTAATGTAGCTCTTATTTGCGCATTAGGTAGTTCAGATTTAGACATTGAGGTGTGTAGATTTGAGCTACCTTGAAATAGACCCTCATTTTTAATGAATAATTGATTGATAGAGTAGGTTTTACCACTGCGACCTTTGATAGAATAAACTACATTCATCTTCTCTAAAGTTTCAAGTGATCTCTTAACAGTAGACCTAGATAAGTTAGTATCTTTAGCTAAAGTCATGTGGCGAAGTCCGGCAGAATAGTTATTCTTTTTCCAGCAGTGTTTCATCAATGCCATGAATACATTTAGACAGTTAGATTTCTTTTGACCGGACAATCTGTTAAGATGAAAGTACAATTTGTACGTTATATGTATAAAACCTCTAGTCTGCATAGCTTTTACAATAGTTTCTGTGATTTCGTTGGAGGTCTAGCAAGATGGACAACCATTGGTCCTCATTCATTAGCTCAAACTCTGTCGGAGAGCTTGTTATTCGCTTAACTCTAAAGGTTAGGGTAGTTGGGGTCAGATTTCTATAGAAAACTAAAAAACAGGGTATATTTAAGCGACTAGCAAGGGTCTTTACAAGGTTTGTAGCCTTAAATTTCTGATTTTTATCATAACAAGTTTCTAATATAGCCAAAGGCTCATAGCAGCGAGGACAAACCTCAATACTATCAACATCAATCATAGCTATACCTTCGTATTTCCTATGCCAATCGTTATAATTGCCATTGGAAAACGCATAAGTCCAACGTGCCATTAGTTCTTAAATATACCCCAAACTAATACAAGTATAAAAGATGATAGCAACACTTGTAGTTCTATAGGTGCGCCTAAAAATACATCAATCATTTTTTCCCTTTCTTTTTATCTTTGATTATTAATATTTCGTTTTCTTTTTCTTCTAATTGTTTTTCAAGTGCGAGTATAATATCTGATTGTTTTTTTATAAATTTTTTAGCTCTTTTTAATTCAAACTTACAATCAACCTCATCAAACATACCCTCGTATGTCATTTTAAAACCTCAATCTTTTTTACAACCGATCTTGGATATACAGTAGTATTACCAACTGTAAGGGATCCATCATCATCAAAACTATGTGATGCAAAGATGATAACTTTCTTTGGGTCCTTCAACAAAAGATAACCGGTGTCCTCGCACCAACTGTACGTTTGCTCTTTAGCTTTCTCAAGAGTGGTCCAATCAGATGAAGATACAATATCTTGCCAAATAATTTTTACTCTTTTGTATTTAAACTTTTTCGTACCAAGCACTGTACAGATCCTCTAGTGTTACTTCATTGTTAGTTACTTCTAAAATTTTCTTCACCATATCTGGATCCGGAAATCTTTTTACTTTAGCAGTTAAACACCACCTTTGAACTGACGTGCCGGGATTTTGTACACCTACAATGCCAAGCTCAAGTCCAAAATTATAGTAGGATAACCCTTTCTTTTTAC